GTAATCACAGGTCGCGATATTTCTCTATCTTTCACAGGTGGAACAGATATCGAAGCTCAGGCACTTTCAGCAGTTCTTACAAAGACCAACCTACGTCAGACATACATGACTCTCGATGGAGAGGCTTACAAGACAACTAATGTAGAAGCAACTTTTGCCCTCTCAATGTTGGCAGACTGGGGCAAGACTAGTTCAGTATGCGAGGCTCTTTGGACTGCTGCTGAAGCACCAGAGACCACAATCTCAGTAACATTTACCGCTGCTACGGGCGCACAGTTCGTATTTCCAATTCTTCCAGAATTTCCTACAGCAGGTGGCGCTGGATCAGATGCTCAGACTGTAGACTTTACATTCAAAGTAGCTGGCGGAGCAGTAACAGAAACCTTCAGCTAAAAACTAGAAACGGGAGCAAACATGAAAAAAGCAATCACAATTACATATCGATCTGGGGATCAGGCTACTTATGTGGCCTATCCACCAGATTTTGCCAAATGGGAAATGGCTAGTAAGAAGTCAATTTCAGATTTCTCTGGAATGTGGGACATCTTATTCGTCGCTCATAGTGCCATGAAACGCGAGGGAGCAGGGCAACCTGTAAAACCTTTCGAAGCGTGGATCGAGAGTGTTGAAGATGTGGATGTGGACGCTGATAGCCCAAAAGCCATAGCCGAGGAAGTATCGGCCGACTCCTAGTCGAGTTAGCCATCGCAACTCATATTCCGATGAGGGAATGGGAATCTGCGGAAGATATTTTAACGGCGATTGAAATACTGAAGGAGCGTAATGAACCAGGCTGAGGTCGAGGCTTACAATCGGAAAGAAATCCGAGAAGTAATCAAAGCCTTTAAAGCCATGGATGAAACGGCAGTTCAAGAAGCCAAGAAGGTTTCAGGCGCACTAGCCGATTATGCGTTAGGTGAAATTCAGAAGGCTTCTGGCACTCGAACAGTAGCGACTAAGGTTGCAGTTCGTATTGCTCAAGGCGGCAAGGTTTCCAAAAGTTCCAAGGTAGGTGAAATTAGCCTAGGGTTCGCTTCTCAGAAATTCTCTGGTGGAGCAACCACTAAGCAGCTCTGGGGTGGCATGGAATTCGGATCGAATAGGTTTAAGCAGTTTCCTGCTAGAACTCCGAGCTTTCGTTCAGGTAACTATGGCTACTTCATCTATCCAACACTCAAGGCTATCCAGCCTTATATTATTAGCGAATGGCAAGATGCATTCTCAAAGATTCTTAAGGAGTTCTAATGGCTGGAGATAGTAGAACCCTTAAACTCGCGATCCTTGGCGAAGTCAAAGACCTTAGCGCAAGCCTTACTAAAGGTTCCAATGAGGTCAGCACGTTCGGAGATAAGATCGGCAAGTTTGGCAAGGTCGCTGGCCTAGCCTTCGCAGCTGCTGGAGCAGCGGCAGTCGCCTATGCTGGCAAGTTAGCCATCGATGGAGTCAAGGCCGCGATCGAAGATGAGGCCGCGCAACTACGCCTAGCAACATCACTCCAGAATGTTACTGGGGCCACAGATGCTCAGATCAAGGCGACAGAGGATTACATCCTTAAGACCTCACTAGCCAAGGGCATCACAGACGATGAACTTCGTCCAAGCCTCGATCGCTTGGTTAGAAGTACAAAGTCAGTCGAGGAAGCCCAGAAGCTACAGACACTTGCGATTGATATAGCCGCGGGTTCGGGAAAATCACTTCAGGTCGTTTCGGAAGCCTTATCACGCGCACAGGATGGGAATTTTACAGCGCTTAAGAAATTAGGCGGCGGCATCGATGAGAACATCATCAAGACCAAAGACTTCGACGCGGCCACTGCTTCTCTATCCAAGACTTTTGAGGGACAAGCCTCAAAACAAGCCGAGACATTTCAAGGCAAGATGGATCGCCTCAAGATCGCCTTCAATGAAGGCAAGGAGACTGTCGGCGTATTCATCCTAAACTCGATTACTCAAATGGTTGATTTCATCGTCCAGAAGGTAGTACCGGGCGTCCAAGCCTTTATCGAATCAATCGGTGGAGAAAAGGGAATTAGCAAAGCACTTAGCGGATTCATTACGGCTGCCAAGTCAATCTTCATCCCAGTCTTCGATGGAATTAAATTCGCATTTGATAAAATTAAAAGCGCAGTAGCAGATAATAAAGAAGAGTTCGCAGCCCTATTAGAGTTTATTCAAAAGTACGTCGCTCCATTCCTAGGTGGAGTATTCAAGCTCGCTATCCAAGGAATTGGTACTGCGATCGCTGCCGTCGTCGATGTAGTCGGAGCCCTCATTAGTGGATTCCAGACACTTATCAGCCTAGGCTCAAAGATCGGCGGGGCTATCGGTGGAATGTTCGGCGGCGGTAGGGCCTCAGGTGGTCCAGTCATGGGTGGAACAACTTATCTTGTAGGCGAGAAAGGCCCAGAACTATTTACCCCTTCTGGCTCAGGAACAATCGTCCCTAATGGGGCATTCGGTGGGAATCGTTCAGGATCTACAATCAATTTGACAGTAAACGGGGCTATTGATCCTGAAGGTACAGCTCGAACAATAGTAAGCATTCTCAATAATTCAGCAGCTAGAGGAACTCTTGGCGCGGCAGGATTTGTACTTTAATGACGGCTTACACACCCGATTATAAGGTTATCGTCAATGGGGTTGAGTTATCCAACATTACGATAGCCGACCTTACTATTACCTCTGGGCGTACAGATATCTACCAGCAACCAGTCGCGGGTTATTGCCAGCTTTCCTTGCTTAACTTGAACAACATTTCTTATGATTTCAATGTCGGCTCTGGAATCACAGTTGAGGTAACCAACTCGGTTGGCACTTATATCCCTATCTTTGGTGGGCTAATTTCAGATTTTACAATAACAGTCAATAGCGCTGGATCACTTGGCTATACAACCATCGCCACGGTTACTGCCCTTGGAGCCTTATCAAAGCTACCTAAAATCATCGATCCAGGACAGTTATCCCAAGACCAAGACGGTGACCAGATTTATAGCCTTTTATCAGGATATTTACTTGGCTCTTGGAACGATGTGCCAGCGGCTCAAACATGGGCTTCTTACAACCCTACGGAAACCTGGGCTAACGCCGTCAATATCGGACTAGGTGAAATTGACCGTCCAGGCGATTACGACATGATTTCACGACCATCCAATAATACCGACCTTTACTCATTATGTACCGATATCGCTAATTCAGCTTTTGGCGTTCTTTATGAAGATGCAAACGGCAATATCGGTTATGCAGACCAGACCCACCGCCAGGACTATTTACAAAACAATGGCTACACGACCCTAGATGCTAACCATGCAAACGGCTTAGGGTTATCAGCTACTACACGCGCAGGTGACCTACGAAATCGATTTACTATCAATTCTGGTCAGAATGCAGGACATACTTACACGGCTCAAGATTTGATTAGCCAAACTACCTACGGAGTTTATGGTGAGGAATACACATCTCGCATTAGACAGGTTGCAGATGCTGAAGCCCTAGCCGATCGTTACATCGAGCTTCGTGCCAATCCTTACCCTAGGTTCCAGAGCATTACCTTCGTACTTGGAAACCCTGAAATAGACGATGCCGACCGAGATGCCCTAATTAACATATTTCTAGGTCAGCCTGTATGGATTCAGAACCTACCTCCTAATATCACAGGCGGCTCATTCCAAGGTTATATCGAAGGCTGGACATTTAAGGCAAGCCTGAACAATTTAACGGTGACTTTCAATGCATCTCCTGTGAACTTCAGCCAAGTTGCGGTAAAATGGGAGCAGGTAAACGCGGCAGAAGCCTGGAATACACTTAACACTAGCCTAACCTGGCTTAATGCGATTGGAGTAGTAGCGTAATGGCAACAACAACCACTAACTTTGGATGGGATATACCCCAGTCCACAGACCTAGTAAAGGATGGTGCGACCGCTATCGCCGCACTTGGTCAAGACATCGATACAGCCCTAATTGACCTTAAAGGCGGAACTACTGGACAAGTCTTGGCCAAGGCTTCGAATACAAATTTAGATTTTACTTGGACAAGTAGCACAAACAAAATTGTCCAAGTATTATCAACGACGAAGACTGATACATTCTCAACATCAAGTACGTCTTATGTTGATGTTAGAAATTAATTCTGCGCGCTGCTTGTAGCTCTCAGGGGCGTAAATAACCTCATGGCTAGAACGGAGGGTTTCTAAGGCTTGACTTGTAATGAATTCGGAGATGAAAATAGAGGACATATCTACATCATATAGATGATTTAGATGTCTTGCAATACCCGCCATACTTTTTCAATAAAAACAGCCACAGATACCGTATTATTTAAACCGATGTCCTGAAGAAATAAAAAAGCAGTTTATGG